TGCGCTCGCTGGGGTCGTTTAGAATGCTGTCGTCCCAGTTGTACACGGCGGTGTAGCTGCCCGCGGGAACCAGCTGGTACAGGTCGGCATAGGCGTTCATCGCGTACAGCAGGTCATCCAGCGCCACCTGCAGCGCGTGCTGGATGCTTTTTACGGTGGAATAGCTGCGCTGCTTGCTTGCCATGATCTCGGTGGCGGTCTTGTCCACATTCTGGGGGTCGCTCAAGGTGCCATAGGCAAGGCCGCACTGGAACTCAATGCGTTTCAAGATTCCGTCCAGCCCGCGCAGGTAGGCTTCATCCCGCAGGGCGGGCGCAAACACGTTGAACAGCGTGCGGTCCGCCACATTGCCGGTCATGCAGCCGCGGTACAGCCGCCCGCTGCGCTGGTCCATCTGGAACCCACCGTCCCCGGTGGGGCGCAGGGCCGCAGCGTCCACATCAATGGCAAGCTGGCCGCCCTCGTACTCCCACAACAGGCGGCCAAACTGTTCGTCTGCATCGTGGATGGTATCCACGGCGGGGGCGTAAACGCTGGCCCCCAGCGGGCTGTGCCGGTCATTGCGGTTGGCAAGGGGAATGCGGAAGTAGGCGAATAACGGCCGCTCCACCTCAATGCGCACCTCCGGCGTAATGTCGGCCCACTCCGGAACGTCGGCCAGCGGGATCTCGTGCCCCAGGCTGGCCGTGCTGGAACTGGCAAACGCCTTGTTCTGGATGGTCTGCACCCCGGCGGCGTATTCGTGCCGCTCAAGGCGGGTGTAGATCGTGTTTTTGCGTTTGAGTTGTTCGGAGAAGATCGCCCCGGTCATGCGGCCGGTGGTGTCAAAGGTGGTGGGGAAAAAGCAGTCCCCCTGCACCACATCCACCAGCAGCCGGTCACCGGAAACATAGGGCTTGAACACTGCCCCGCCCAGTGCGCAGGCAATCTCGGTGTAGTTGGGCAGCTTGTCCAGAAACGGGGCCAGCTGCTCGGCCAGATAGTCCGCCCGCGAAGAGCCGGACAGGCTGACTTTCAGCTCCATCGTGACCAGCCGGGCAAATTCCCGCGCCACGCTGGCCGCAATGTGCAGGCTGTGCAGGTCGTTTTTGGCTGTGCACCAGGGGCCGCCCGTCTCGTACATCTGGGCCCACAGGGCAAGGGCATGTTCCATCTGGCCGGAAAGGATAATGTCGTTTGCGCCGGGGGCATCGCCAAACAGCGTGCCGATCTGGGCGCGCAGCCAGCGCAAGAGCTTTTGGAACATCTTCACTTCCTCCAATCCGCCCAGCGGTATTCGCGGGCCAGCACGGTATAACAAAAATAGCGGATGTCGTCCATGGCGTGGTCGTTCTCCTTGATGACGGCATCCTGCGGGGCCTTGTC